GGGACTGAGCACGCCCAGGAAGTTCAAGACGTAAGGTGCGTCAATACCAGCAAAGAAAGTGCCGAACGGCCCTTGTACGACGCTGCGCGGCGCGATGCACCCCGTTGTGAGCGTGATGTAGTTCAACGCCAGATTGTTCGTTGCCGGATCGCCGGTAAGCTGCCAAATGCTGGACCCTTTGAAAATGATCAGTGCGCCGGCGACACCCGACGAAGTAGTCTGAATCGGGAGGCCGGCTTGCGCGGTAATAGGCGTCGTGTCGCCCAAGGTAACAGACTGCGACGCGTTCGTGCGCGTGAGCGGCACGAGCACATCACTAAAATAATCGACGTTTCCGACAGCATAAAACGCACGGTTATTGTAGTTCGCAACCGATGTCGGCACACCGGGAAGCGGGTTCGTAGCGAGATTCGAGGAGCTCCAAACCGGTGCCGCTGGATTCGAAATATCGATCACGCCGAAGAAGTTCGTACCGGTGCCGTTAAACCCTGGATGCGTGATCAGAATTTTGGTACTAACTACCGCCATAGTCGGCGGTGTCCATGCGCCGGTAGTCGCGGGCGATGTCGGAGTGTTGGCGGCTGTCACTCCACTGATCGTGATGAACACGCCGCCGACCAGGTCAAACGCAAACGGCTCGTCGTGACCGGGATTGCGCGCGGTCGAGACCATACCGTACGCAACCGTGCCGATGACGGCGTGTACCGAAACGAAAGTCGGGGTCGTGAAGCCAGCGAATGACGTAGCAGGTACGCCTACGCCGGGCCGGCTGACGACAACTTCAGGGTTCGCCTGATCGAAAACCAGATTCTGAAGCAGGGCGCAGGCACCCGGAAATGCGTCTGTCGCGTCGAACGCGTCGCAAATTCCTTTTGCAGTGAAACGTACCGGCTGGCCGTTGCGGATTGCCACAGCGTCTCCTAGTCGGTGATTTTCGTCGGCTTCAAAGTCCGATTCGAGTGGAAACGGCGGGGATCGAGACGCACGGACTTGACGACCTGCTGTTCATCGCCTTCCATGATCAACTGAATGCGCAGCATCTTGTCGCATCGCGCCTCGTACTCCGCTTCGCGCGTATCATCAGTCACTTGCATCAAGCGCTTGGCCGTGGCCGTGATCAGATAATCTTGGTCCGGGAACCACGGGATGGTAGCCGACGATTCGGGCGCGTTGATGTCCGGTTGCTTCACCATGTACCGGTGCGTCAGCGAAATAAAGCCGCTCGATTGCGGGTAGATGAAAATCTGACCGGCGGAGGGCGGATTTTGCTGAAGCGCTTGCACCTCGTCATATAGGATCGTCATGAACTCGTAGGGATAGTTCGCGATTGACGGATCCTTGAATTCCTGGTCGTATTCTTCCGTACTGATTGGATTCAGGAAGTAAGGCAAGTTGTTCTGCTGGAAAAACAGGTCGTACGTGCGCTGATAGTTCTGCGGCAACACGAAAGGGCCAAAGTTGTTTGCCTGCACCGCGATCTGCTCAGTCTTGCGATTGATTTTAAGATCCCGGTGCAGCCAGAGGTCTTCCAGCGTCATATTCAGGAACTGCCCGCCCTGCGTGAGAAAGCCGGGGCACTTCGCAATCTGGCATGCGAGAGTAACGATTTGTTGGGCAGTCAAGTACGCCATTACGCCGCCTTTTTGACCGCTGCAATCTTGGCGGTGCCCTTCGCAATTTCCTCATCAATGTGCTTGATCTGCGTCGGGTAGTTCTTCAGATGCGATGCTTCAGCCGAAGGCAATTGCTTGCGCTTCTGCTTTTCCATCAGGTCGGCGTACGCTTCCATGATCTGGACTTTCGTGCGCTCCAACTGGCCGAGACGTTCTTCCAGTACCGGGATTTCCAGCGCCTGCTGCTGACGCGCGAGCGAATCGCGGCACAAATCCATCCGAGCGTCGAGCGAGTCTTGCGACTCGTCGGCGTACAGATAGCCACTGATCGACAGCGACGCGCCGTTCGGACCCGGCATGTTGATTTGGAAGTTGCCCAAAACTGCGGTTTTCTGATCCATGTTCCCTCTTAGTGTCGACGTTCGCCGCCGCGCAAAACGCGGTCTTGCGCAACTTTGTAGGCGTTCTCGTTCGAACCCATGATATTGTTTTCGTGGTCCCACGTGCGCGCGACGATTTCCTTCACGCTGCGCAGCAAGTCGGTACGAAACTCGTAGGTCGAGCCGTGATAGTACGGGGTGCCATTGATCTTGATTTCGGTCCCGCCACACGGCGCGAGGTCGATACGGTACCAGTACACGTCTGAACCGTCTTCCGCGACGCGCGAGAAGCGCTCCGTGACGTTGGTCGTGAACATCGAATTCTGAGCCTGCGCCGACAAGCGCGCGGACTCTTCCTCTGCAATCAGGCGCGCAGCGCCGGAACGCCGTAACTCACCTTCGAGTTCGGCAATCCGTGCTTTAAGCTGCTCCGGCGTTTCCGCCGAAGCACTGCTCGCGTCTTCGAAGTCGTCACCGCCTTTCGGCGGATCCTGGGGGGTGCGCGGTGGCATCTAGTTCAAGCTCCTATTACGGGGTTGTCACAGTGCCGCCAGTATACCCCGGCGTAAATCCAGAACCAGCTTCAACACGCGCCAAAAATGCCTGATTCAGAATGATCGAGCCGTAGAACACCTTCCACGACACGACACGCGTCTGATTCAGCGGATCCGACTTGTCAGCGCCCGTCAGGTAGTGGAACTCGGGGTTTTCGAGCAACACCTGACCGTACGAGTGGTTGCCGATGTAGATCGTCGGGAACACGCTCACGCCCGTGGCGGGAGCCGCCGGCGGCGTTTGCGCTACGCCGATACCCGTGAGGGTAACGGTCTGGTTCGGCAGGAGCTGCGTGGCTTGACCAGCGAGCGGGCCGGTGACCGGAACGCCCAAGCCGATAGCCGTGGCGAGGTTACCCGGCGTCGCCGACGTGCCGATGTACACGTTGAAGATGTACCCTGCCAGTTGGGGCAGAACAACGCTGATCGAACCCGTGGGGCCGGTGACGCTGATCGCGTTCGATACCTGATAAATCACCTGCTCAACGGACGTTTGCGCGGGTGCTGCGGTCACGATAATTTGATAACCGGCGTTCGTCGCGAGTGTGCCGCCCGAAGCTGAGGCCGTACCTTGGATCGCGGCTGCACCCGTGAAGTAAGGGACCATGTTCGATTCAACGAACCGCGAACCGCCGAACGGGCCGAGTTCATTGTTGTACAGGCGGTTCACATCGCTATATGACCATGCGTTGACCACGGTCGTATTCTCTCGCATGTCTTGCGCCGACAACGGATGAATCAAGGCGATGTAGTGCTGCATGACGGCGGGGGACTTCGATGGGTCGCGGTACGCGCCAGCCTCAATCATCATATCTTCGCGTTCGTCGCCCATGAAACGCGGTACGCCGTACGTCAGGAACGAACCGACAATGCGGTTGTTCTCATGCGGGGTCATCACGTCAGTCGCGAGCAAGTTCGCGCGGCTCGCTTTGCCGTTGGCGTAGTTCACTTGCGTGGCCGCCATCAGCGTATTCATCGTATTGCGTTCAAGCGTTTCCGGCAGTTGCAGCGCAACCAGTTCGCAAGCCTGCTGGAACAGCGGGTGCTTGATGGTCAGGTTCGCCACGTCGGTGATGATGACGCGATCGCCCCACTGCTGTGCCGTGGCCGAGACTTGTTGCAGGGCCATCGCTTCGCCCGGAGGCGCTACGCCTTCCTGCAAAGGTGCGAAAGGCAACGGCAAGCGCTGGTAACGCGAAGCCGTGTAGGTCGTGCCGCGATTCGTGTCGAGCTTCAGCGGCTTGCCGAACTGGTACGCGACCAGTTGGCGGCGCGCGAGCGGCTCAACTTCCTCTTGAATGTACGCTTCAACGTCAGCCGTGAAACTGGTCGATTGGTTGGTAACGCCGGGGAACAACGAAGCCCAGAGAAGGGCCAATTTACGGAAGGACATGGTTTCCTCTCAGGGTTAAATATTCATGTTCGCGAGACGCGCGGCGCGTTTGTCGTGATCCGACTTCGGCCCCCGCGTCTGAACATCGCTACGAACCGCCGGCGACTTGCCGCGATTCACATTTGGCGCGGCAGAAGACTTCGCTTTCGGCTTCAACTTGCCGTCCGCGATGTCCTTGCCGAGCATCCAATAGTAGACATCCTCACGGGAAGCCATCTGGCCGCGCGATTGCGCTTTCTTGACTTCCTCTTCCACGCGCTCCGTGTACTTGGCGCGACGCGGCTCAGATGCGATCTTCGATTCGAAGCGCGTACGGTCGGACATGTCCTGCGCCTGGAACATCGCTTGCCGTGCTTCGGCTTGCGTGGCGCGCAACGTGCGGTTCGCCTGGATCTGCCAGCGTTCCATTTCCGACACATCGGCGGCGCGCAAGCGCTCCTCTTCGCGTTGGAACTCGGTGTCTACCGCTGGCGCGCGAGCGCGCTCCTCTGCTGCGCGACCCCTGCGTTCGACTTCAGCTTCCAGCCGAGCCAGACGGTCAGCAGCATCATCACGACGTGGCGCGGCTTGCCGTGCAGGAGGATCCTCAGGCAGGTCATCGTCAGGAAGATCATCGTCAGTATCATCAACGGGATCGAGTGCAGGAAGATCATCAGGAAGGTCATCGTCATTTCCATCAATCCCCGGAAATAGAAGGCCCAGCAGCTTTTTCAGCAGCTTGTTCATTGTTGTGTCCTTAAGGGGCGTCGCCCGCGCCGACCGATTGCAGCGTCGCGGTAGGTGTTGCGCCGACGGCGGTAATCTGGAGAACGTAATCGACCCACGTAGCTGTGAGAAT